TCAGTGAAGGAAGCGATAGATTACTAGCCCCTGATAGCCGCGGCCTCCCGCCGCGGCCTGACCAGCCGTACGGGTGGAATATGCTCCGCCTCCGCCTGCCCCGTAACGCGTGGCATTGGCACCGAGAAGATACCCGGCCTTGCCACCGCCACCCCAGGACCCGTCGGCACCATTACCAGCAAAAACGATAGAGCCATTCTGACCATCGCTCCCGGCCCCACCCGTCTGGCTCCATAGCGTCCCCCCCCCCGTACCGCCCCCTTCTCCTCCCGTTGCATTCCGCGCTGTCGCAAAATATCCCGGACCACCCCCATCTGCTGTCAGAAACGGCGTCCCGTCATACGTTACGAAACTCGGCCCACCACGCTGATCGGCCGCGCCACCAGAGCCCACCGTGACTGAAAGATGGGCGTTACGGGACGGTTCGACAACATAAACGCCCCAGCAATCGCCACCGGCTCCCCCGCCAGCGCCCGAAAAAGATCCTGCTTCAGGTGTCGGGGCAGTGCTCGATGCCCCACCGCCACCACCGCCAATAACCCGCAATTCAACATGATTTGCCCAAACAGGTATGGTCAGAATCTGATTGGTCAAACAAAGTGCCTGAGGCTGGCTGATCTGCTGTGCAAAACTCATCGTTGCAAATTCAGGAAGGCCAGGAAGAAATACATCACTTTTCTGCGGAACAATATCGCTCAATGTGCTGGCCCCAACTGGAACGCTCAGGACATAAAGCGGCACGACGAGTGCACCAGAAGCAGAAGGTGTGTTCAGCGCTGCAACAAATCTGATTCGCCCTGTGCGGCGGGTAGGAAGTGCCTTGCCCCGGTTATCCGGACCAGCCATGGTCTGGTCCGGTTTTTCCGCATTATAGAATGGCAGGATATCAGGCATATCATCCTGAGCAGAACAGACCGCGTAAACGGTGATATCCGCACCGGCAAAAGGTATGCGCACAGATTGTGCTACATCATTGTAGAACAGGGTTTGTGTTATCGTCGTATCGGCATCGAGCCCTGCTGACACGCCTCCGATGCGGGTAGCATCGAGTGCATCCGGCGCCATAAGCGTCCCGCGCCCGATCGTGACCGTCATATCGCTGTCAGAAGGCAGGCAGACAAGCCCCGATGCCATAACGGTCTGACTACCTACAAGCATTTCCGCGAAGCGTCCCAGCCCCTCTTTCGCATAGCGACCAAGACGAAGCAGGTCAGTATCGAACGGGACAGCACCCGCATATATTATCGGACGATCCATCACGTTTGCATCCTTACCCATGCAATCACACCCGCTGCCTTCGTTCCCCTGAGCGCTGCGTGCAGGACACGCGGTTCGACCGGAAGCTTCGGGTAGACCTCAAGAAAAAACTGTCCTCCCGAACGCGTGCCGTAGCGGCTGCGGGCAGCCCCATAACCGCCGACATATCGCCAGGCTCCACAATCATGTACTGTCCCGGGCTCGATAATCCGTGGTGCTGCACCGGAAAGCTGGTGTACGATTTCGGAAATGGCTATGCGTGTATTCAGTGAAGCCCCCAAAGAACGCACCATACGCTTGCGAAAATGAGAGTCTTTTTCCTGCCTGAGTCGAGGCATGCCTGAAGGGCCAAAAAAATCAGCCGCAGTCATATCCAGAAAAACCGCCTCCGTCGTACCAAAACGCGTCTGCTTGCGTACAGAATTCATCTGGGTCCAGGTTGAAGCCAAAACAGATCCGAATCCGGTCAGCAATGCTTGCAGAATGGGCGCATCCTCTGCCTCATCTCCACGATAGGCAGGAAACCAGCCGGCAGGCAGCAAAAGCCGCAGGCGTCTGGCGAAATCCCTGGCCGTGCCAGAGGCAATGCCGGTATCATACAGTGTCTTGCGATCTGTTGCCTGCAGGCTCGACACATCGCGATCTCTCAGAACGGCCATCAGCCACCGACCTGCTCAGCCGTAAACAGCGGCACACGATAATCTCTGCCATTCACATTGAGATGCAAGAAGCCGCCTTCCGCCTCTTGCGGCACCATGCCGCCCGGACTCGCCACAGGTGACGACATCTGGATCTCGCCCCCATCGGCAGGATAGAGCCCCAGATTAGGCGACCCGTTTTCGCCCTTCTGAACATAGAGACCAGCTGCAGCCAGTCCGCTCCCTGCCTGAATGTTCAGCGTATTAGTGGGCGATTTATTGGGAGAGATCGAAAACAGCAGATTACCTGTCATGTTCGTAATCAGAAGCCCATCATCATCAAACTGGATGCGCTGCCCTTTCGCTGTCTGCGAGACCGTCGAAAATAACATGGCCCCTGTATCGAGCCCCTGAATCTGCTCACGCGTTTCCGGCGTTCGCCATTCTATTCCCTGGCTTCGTGCCATGGAAATTGCTGTCGCGTAGCCGCCATCATCTCCGTTGGTTCCGGCCAAGGCCGTATTGCTGAACAGGATGCCCGTTTTCCATGAATCGGGATTACTGACGAAAACAATCCCAGCTTCGCAGTCAGCCGTCCCTTCAGTTTGTCCTCCTCCGGCACCTATCTGGATCGCATAAGTGCCGCCGCCACAATTTGGATGATAGGGTGTTGACATGCCATAGGCTGGACCGCCCAGATTGACCGCCTCCAGCTCCATGACGAAACTCGGCTGATAATTGACCCCGGGCATGCGCCAGGCCTCGCCATAATAGGCATAAGCTGTAGCCAAGGTCGGATTGGTCGTATCATCGGCAACTCCCCATGATGCAATACCAATCGTACTCGGAACATGACCGAGCTTGTCATGCGATCTCATCGCATCCGAGGTACGTGACCCTGCGACAAAGGCGCTGTTCCCAAACCGCGAGAGCGAGGCAGCTTGGGCATTTTCGAGCGCCCATGGGCCGATCGAGGTTGTTGCCATAAGAGACGACAACCAGTCCTGACGCTCTACATCACGCGTATTGACGGCAGGATAATCCGATGCAGCGCCAATAAAGAACCGATCACCATATCGGCTGACCTTTGCTCCTTCTTCAGCAAAGAATTCACCGCTTGGCGGTGAGTCGGCAGGTGCTCCTGCAATCTGGCTCGCTGTCGCATTGAGAGTCTCCACACCATCCGGTGTCGCAATGACGAGAACTTCCGGACCTGCAACAGAAGGAATATGAAAGTAATTGTTGAATTTCGGCATTACCCCTCCTGAACGACCTGAACGGAAATCGTGCCCGGGAAAAGTGACTGGCTGGTTTGCGCAGGAATGTCGTTCTGGCTGCCATTGAGCAGGATATCCGTCACCGACAGAACGGACACGCCAGCCCCCACATAAGCGACATAGGAAAGCCGGCTGAACGGATAAGACGCCCCGATCCGGACTGACGTAATATCCGCGCTGATGGCTTTGACAAGCGCCGTCCTGGCCTCTTCCGCATCAGCGCCCGGCGCAATAAGCACCTTCATCGCAACCATCACCGTCAGCATTACCGGACGCTGAACAGCAAAGCCTATGCCGAGAGCTTTTGTCGCTTCGATACGATCATGAATTTTTTGCAGTACCGCCTCCGGCACATACTCGCTACCATCATCCACCACCACCGTGAAATATCCTGGACGGAGCGATCCATCGGCTTCCTGCCCGTCAAAAACCGCAAAACTCAGATTATTCTGCGTTTCAGCTATGGCACTTTCTACAGCTGACCGTGAGGCAGTGGCCTTTGATGCCAGCCAGAGCGGGAAACGCTCTCGTAATTGCGTATCTGTCTCCCGATCTGAACCATTGGCAAAAGGCTTGTGATTGGTGACGATATCAATACCTGCGACTGAGGTGCCCATCAGGGAAATGGCGCCAATAGCGACATTGCCCTGCACACCCTCCACCAATGCCTCGACAGGCAGAGTCAGTGACGCCATTCCTGCCGGGCGCACATAGCCCCCCGTCTCTGCCGACCAACACTCATGAGCTGTGTCGGTCATGACCTGGAAAGTAATGGCTGAAGCCGTGCGCACAGTCACGCCTGGCCGTACAACAGCGGAAATATCATCATAAGAGAAACAGGTCATGGTGACCGATCCCAGAGCTTTGACTCCGGGCAATCTGGTCATGCCGAAATCACCTACAAAACTGTCACAATCGGCACCAACCGAGGTAGCAAGCCTCGTACGACACAAAATCTGAACCAATAAATATTGCAACCAAAGACCAAGAGCCGCGACACTCTCGATCAGCGCCCGCCCCGGCGTACCAGTATCAAGTGTAAATTTCTGTGCACAATGCGCCTGCGCAGTCACAACAGCATTTTGCACCAGTGACGAAAAAGAACGCAAAGAAAACGACATGGGCTTTCCGATGCCTCACCGGCAGGAGCCAAGTCTGGCTCAGATCGTGCCGCTCTGGTTGAATGTGAATATCTGCCTGCCTTCTTCGCCCCGTTCGGTATAGGCAATCGTGCAGCGATAAGTGCTGACCGCCAGGGGCGTCAGTGTCACTGTTACAGGCTGATCATGATTGATCGTCGCCTCTAGAGAGAGCTGACTGACAATCAATCCCCGTGTTTCCGCTTCCCGGATCGGTGTCCCTATGCGGGCCGGGAGACCGGCACCATAATCACCATGCCAGAGGTAAGCTTTTGGATTGGTACAAAGCCGTCGCAGAATATTCTGCTGCGTTGCCAGCGTTCCTTCAACAATACGCAAGGCCCCGTCCTGGTCGAGCTGCAGATCCTCGCCGAAATAATGAAAGAGAACAGTCATCCCACAGCCTTTCCGGTCATACCATTCACATAGGGATGTACATGGCTGCCGAGACTGTTCGTATCCGTGCGTACGTCGCCTCCCGATACAGAAATTCCGCCCCCTTTTACCTTGATACCGGCACCGGAAACAGACAACCCTCCGGAATCGAGCGTCATCATGACTGACCCCGCCTCGAATACAATAGCTGATCCGCTCAGCGCGCAGCGTATCTCGCTGGCCCCAAAGAACACGCCATCCCGTCCCAGATGTAACCACCCCCCCTGATCGCTCTTCACATTCGACTTCTCTGAAGACGCTCCGCACCCCGCCCGAACCAGCAGTTCACCAGGCTGCGCAACCTTGCCGGTCTGTGGAGATAGAGCTGGTCCGGCCACAACATCAAACACGACGGCAATAATGACGTAATTCTCGCCATCCCCCTCCACGGGCATCAGCAGGACATGTGTGCCCGGCGCGCACGGGCAGGAAAGACGCAGATCACCAACCTGGGTAAGAGCAGCATCGGGCAGCCAGCCGGTTTCAATATTATCAGGCTGCAGACGTACCTTGACGGCATGATTGGCAGGATCCACCGCCGATACGATTCCATGAAGAGCATGGGCCGTACGGGTCTGATGGGCCGCAGCCCATAAAAAGCCATCCATGGGCTTGTTCCTTCAGAATACGCGATCCCGCAGCGTCACCTCCTGGCGATAGCCATGAACGAGATCAAAAACATGCGTGACAGCATCGATGGATAAGGTTGTGACCCCATCAAGCAACCCGTCATCCAGGGACATGAAATGACGCGGCGCCAATCCTGTCACGGCTGGAAAAGTCACACAGGCCTCGGTGGCGTGTGAGACAATCCGTCGATATTTCCCTCTGGCCAGGCGCCGGATATCATCCATACGCAATCCAGGCGCCCTGAAAGTATAGAGCGCAGCACTGGCTGCCGGCCTCTGATCTGAGAAATTCCGGCCATCAAAGAAAATCTCGCTCCGGGATCTCTGACGTGAGTCCCACGATTGAACTCCAACCACGACGTCCCGGACAAGACCGAGGTCGCGACGAAAACTCCTGAGACTGACGCCAGCAGGAGAGAAAACGCGCGTACCCCCCTCACCTATGGCATAAGGCGCATGAATACTGATCGTCTTGCCAACAGCATGACATTCATATCCATGATCACGCGCCAGGGAGAAAGCGATATCAAAAGCCGTCTGATAGCGATGCTGCGTGATCGTCGAGAGCCGTCTGTGTTCCAGTTGCCAGAACTGTCCGCAATAAGACGATGCTTCATTAGTTTCTGATCCGATCTCCGTCCGGAATTCCAGCCCCGCATGCCGAACAGCCTTCTGCACGAGTTCAAGCGCTGTCTGGTTACACCAGGACGAGACGAGACGGGTATCGAGCAGAAAAGCCATATAATCCCGACATTCCAGCATGAAAAGCAGCGTGTCGCTCCCCTTGCTGACTGCGTCGAGCACCCCGTGAAAAACAGTCGTCCATGCATAAGCTCCGGCCTCAACCTGCGACACCTGAAGCATTACATCCGGTCGATTGAAGCCTGACCGGTTTTCCACAAAGGCACGCAGCGTTTTTCGGTCCTTGATCACCACTCTGATAAACGCTGTATCGCAACGCTCATAACGGGTACATTCCAGATGAAACCCCTCTATGTACAAGCTTTCCTGCACAACACCGTCTATCAGAAGCCGGGTTTTCCAGTTACGCATGAGAACCGTCATGACGGTGGCAGCCCTTCCTTCCCGAAGGCAAGGCTTTCATCAGGTACAATAATCTGCACAGGTACATCGAAATTGCTGAGATCGGGATCCGTCAATCCGTTTTTTTCTGCGATGCACCACCACTGCATGGCATCGTTAAAATAATGCATGGCAAGATGAAAAAGAGAAATGTCATCCGACGTGATCTGTATGTTCATCCACATTCCTCTTAAGGCAATTCTGTCTGACCGGCTGATTTGCCAAACAGCAGATTACGAACCGATCAAAGCCTGTACCCGCCCAACGTAACTTCCTGCCTCGACACTCAGGGTCGCAGCTCCCGCATTCTGCGCGACAAGAACCAGATCACCCGTATTCGTGATTTCCGATTTTTCCAGCGCCAAGCCCGACTCATTCCTCACCTGCAACAGACTACTCCCTGCAAGCGAGAGATCCGAACCAATCGCTGCACTTGCCGTTGGCATACGGGTGACATTCGCTGTGGCCTGCCACAATGAACTTGCCTTTCCCAATGCATCCTGCGCGCGCGAAACGGCGCCTCCTGCTCCCAGACATTGGGCAACCGGCATGATCTGCCCCAGGGCAGAAGCGATCACGTTTGTCCCGATCCATCCTGAATCGGTCATCTGCCCCAGTATCGTCGAGATGGCGGAAAGGCCGGAAATCATATCAAGATCGACCATTTCCGATACCCCTGGCCTCTGCACAGGGGGACTGATTTCGCGCTCCAGAACAAGGCGATAAGGACACACTGTACCACGCGCCTGATAGGACCACGAAAATTCAGCAATCCACACTCGCGCCGACAGATCGGCAAGTGAAAAAATCAGAACTTCCGCCGCCTCGCGCATTGCTTCGAGACGACGCGCCCTAGCTGTCGCCATCGGTCCGACAAAACGCCCGGTTAATACCAGTCTCGCAGGATCGTTCCCTACAGAGTCAATCACCCTCCCGCCTCCGAGAAGGCGGTGTATGACCAGTATCTGACGACCTCCGATAATCAGTTCATCGGGTATCTCTGGCCCACTGAATACAAAACCGCCCAAAGTTACCGGAGCTGCCCGATCAAACTGACCTATAGCGCCAAGCGCATTTTCGACTTCCTGAAGCGATAAGCCCATTATTTTTCTCTTACATGAAGCCGAAACTCATGTTCGGGTATTGCGGTATGGCAATTTCATCGACGACGGCGCTTTGTCGGCGCAGGGTATTCACGCGAAAACTCCCCCCGAAGGGACCTGATGAATTTTCCAACTCACGTAATGGCATGTCAGCCTCACCAGAACGCATGATCTGGTCAGCAGGATCAAATGCTCCTTGCATCCCACCCTTCTTGCGGTCGGAGAAGTGATCACGTCGTGCCACACCAGGAAAATCAGGCACAGCAGAAATTGCGTAATCGCGCTCCATATCCCGCTGTAAACCCTGTTCTCTTGGAATACTGTGCAGAATTTTTGACGACCTGACAGCTATTCGCATCCGCTGCTTCACATTATTGCCCGATTTTTTCCGGGAGCCATAATCTTGTCGAACAACATCATTCCAGGAGCCAATACTTTTTATATGGTGTGCCCTGTCACGCGGTAAAACAAGAATATCCCTTCCTTCAATAACACGCGTAATACCAGTATTCTTTCTGACAGAAGGCAGCTGATGAGGCGCCAGTGATCGTGTCCGGAAACTCCGTGATCTCAAAGACATCGCAGATATCGGATTCTTCGTATCCGCTTTCGAGATGACGTAAGCCCTTTTCTCTGGAGGACGACCTCCAGAAATCGGCGTGGTTGACGTAAGAGGAGAGGCGTTTCGTTGTCCTTCTCTGCCAATACCAGACCCACGCGCTGCGAAAGAAAAAGGGAGCTGTCTTCGAATATTCTGATCAGACTTGCACTGCATCAGGATGGGCAAGACTGGTTTCAGAAAATCATTTTTCTCTCTACCAGATATCCGCCCTGTAACGCGGCTCGCACGGTTGCCATAACCCATCAATTTATGTTGCCTGCGAGAAAAAGGAAAACGATCAGGGCCAGACATTACATGATGCAACAAACGATCGTTTCGGATAATCGCCCCCGCCGAGCGAAGACCTTTATTTTTCCCGGGCCATGGCGGCGGCACATAAGACCCTGAGAAAGGTCTCGCAGCCGCCGGAAAGCGTGAAAAAACACTGTGGATCACCTGCAGAGTTTCCGTTTTTTCAATGCGTTATTCTCATTCAGGCTTATTCCTGACGATAACGGCATTGTTCCCAGTCAAAAGAGAAACCATCCTGCTCGGCCAGAACAACGCATGCTGCCATACGCCGTACGCGCGACCAGCTCATGACAACTGACCAGGGCACCCCATTGCGCAGGAGATAGAGAATCTCCTTGAAAACAGGGTGCCTTGTCAGTTTTTTGCTGTATCCAGCCCCTGCTCTTCCTGAGAGTCAGACGTAAAAAAAAGAGATTGCAGCGCCATGATGCCCTCATTGCCAATGCGCCGGGCCAGATCACGAATATCATCTTTTGTCGCCGGCATCTGCACTGGCACACCATCCACCGCCCTGACCGAACAAATCATCTGGGCGTAAGAAAGCCAGGTCGAAGCCGCAGCACCTGAGGCAGCACTCCCCCCGGCCTCGATCAGATCGAGCATATCTCCGGGGTCGAGTTCACGTAACGAGAGCGTACGACCAGACGCAATTTCGATTTTTTCAGGCAAATCCGTCATGAGATCCTGCTCCGCAGAGAAGCGTAAAACTGGACATGCTGATGAATCATGCCTTCAGCCTGCCAACGATCGGTCTTTAGCGAAAGCGAAATGCCGCTATACTCCCAGGTTGTGGTCGTCCCATCAGGCTCGCGGATATATTGATACAGGGTGCCGCTTCCGATGCTGCCGGCATTCCAGAATGCGGCTTCGATTGCAGCAACCAGGCTGTCGAGATTCGCATTAGCTCGTGCAATAGAAAAAACACCACGCCAGCCACTGGGTGTATTGAATTCGACCGGCAATCCGTTGAGTGGCGTCGCCCGCTGAATGACCGTATGCTGCTCTGACTGAAATCCGGTTACATCGCGCAAATCGATCCTCGATCCGTTCCAGAGCAATGTGATCCTGCAGTCCCGACCAATGCTGTAAGGATTCACCATGCTTCAGACACTCCCGCTGGCAGTGCTGACGCTTACAGAGGCGCCCCCCTGCAGATTGATAATGAATTTCTCGTTGATTCCCTGATACTGGATCTGCACATCAGCTTGCACATAACCTGTTGCAACACGCTCGACAGGATTATTGGAGCTATCACACAAAACAGCATAGGGCAGTCGCCCGGCCGTCATGCCGAGGATACCCTGGGACAGCAAACTTGAAAGAAAACCCAGAATTGAGGCACGGATATTGCCAAAAAGGCTGTCGTTGATCACGCTACCAACATATTGCCCCATTGTCCCTTTCAGAGAACGCGCCAAATAATTCGTCAAACGCGTGTAGGAATCGCTCTGCACCGCTACATTCTGCGATGTGTTGTGCCCGGCACGGATCGCCCAGTATTGCCCTCCTGGTGAGGGATTACAGATGACGTCAATCCCGTTCTCGATCAGCTTGCCGAGTTCAGCCAGTGTATAACCGAAGCGTGTCGCTTCGAGCCCGTTTTTCTGACTGCCGACGATACCCGCCAATGGTTTGTTCAGCCCCGACTGCTCCGGAGACAATGCCGCCAGCTTACCGGCTGCAAAAAGTGCCGGGCTGACCAGTTGTAATCCGAGCGTGTCGTCATTCCACCAGAGCCAGTCGCCATGCATGTATTTCAGAGCGTGCGACCAGAGCCCATAAGCCGCCTTGCTTTGCACGGCCTGTGCCATCGTCTCACCTCGAGGCCCGGCCGCAATCATATAAATGCCTTCATCACGACCAAAAGCCAGCATCGGCACCATTGTCGCCGCATCACCAACGCCTGCGAGCGTCGCGACACTGCACCCCTGACTGGTAAGGGCATAAAGCCCGGTCCTGGTTTCTGCCACGCCGATGAAACGGTCCGGCGCAGGATCTCCTCCATCCGCTCCACCGGCAAGCTGCACTGACCCGGCTTCCGCGATAGCAACATCACCCGTGATATCAATCAGAACAAGCGACTGGGTGTCTTCTGCAACAGCCTTGGCGAGCCCTTTCCAGTCTGCTCCCGTATAGGCTGTCGAACCCAATTCTTCATGAGAAACGCTCAGAACGAATTGCCCGTCCCGATAGCTCTGACGGGCCACGCTCACAACCAGAGCATTACCAGCGGTTCCGGTATAACGCGCGGTGATATGAGCAGCGCCCAGACTGGCCTGTGCCGCCTTGTCAGACCCATCCGTTACGCGAACGAGACAGAACTGACTGGCCCCCTGATGCACGGCCACATCGACCGCAACATTGAGATTCGATGCCCAGCCCCGTTTGCCGGCAAAAATCTCCCGACACTGTCCGACACTGCCAACAAGGTTCGGAACATCAACAGGCCCCCATGAGGCTGTACCGATAATCCCGAGTAAAGCGGAGGACACTCCTGATATTAACAAGGTTTCAGGCTGCGCGATCTGGATATACAAATCGGGTACAGGCAGAGCCGCCATATTCAGGGCGCTACTCTGTAAGAGTTGTGGCATGGATGATCCTTCTTTTCTGGAAGTGACCTAAACAAATTGCGGTTTGATCCGGACTGTCCCGTCGCCATCCGTACACCAGCCGCGATAGGCGAGCGGCATCTCCTGTAATGTGGCCAGGGTTTCAAGCGCCTCCACCGGTATTTCGGCGCGCAACATGTCAGGGGCAGTATCAAAGGCAGACCTGACGTCATTCGACGAGAGCCAGCCACCACCGGTCACCATTTGCGGCGACCAGACAGAGTCATATCTGTCAAATATGACACGCAACCGGACATCACGACGAAACAGGGACTGTGTCTGCATCGCGTTCTGATCATCTTCTCCTTCGAAGACAATCTGAGCCTGTCGCCCATCGGTCAGAGTAAGCCAGTCCTGCGGCAAGAGACGTGACACCAGCAGATCGCCAAGCACCGGACGCATCTCGCCTGTACTGGTCCAGACAGAGAGCCGAAAGATCTGGCTCTGACGTTTTGTCAGACAGACAGAACGGCCATAGCCACCGATAATGACACCCAGATCTCCCTCTGGAACAGTCAGTTCATCGCGATCGACCATGCTTTCATTGAGTTGCAACGCCAGATATTGCGCAATTTCATGAGCTGTCTCCCGGTCACCAACGACATGTCGTGCCAAACGATGTTCACCATTCGCACGTATCCAGCGCAGCGCGACAATACCGGGAGCGGCTCTGCGAGAAATCAGACTGACGCGCGCTGTCCGACCTCTGATCTCAACTGAAACCGCGGGAGGAACACGCAGGGTTTCTTTCCATTCCTGGCCAAGCGGAGTCTGAACGCCTTCATATCCCCCTGGCAAGGCAGTGATCGTCACGTAGCACACGGCCTCACGCAAGGAAGGCGACGCAAAAAGATCGGATGGCATCAAAGGCCCAGCCCGAAAAAAGATTTTCTGTGCACTCCAGAAGGACGAAGAAGCCGCAATTTCAGAGAAGCGAGTGGCACAGCACAAAGCCAGTCCACGCATCACATGGGAAAGATCGGTCATGATCAGACCTGTTGCAGGGACAGGATAGCCCGTGTCCCATTTTGTGACGTCTCAACCGCATCAACGATATAACGGAAATCCAGCTCATCAATGATCTGCATATAGGGCGTCAGATAGAAACCGGGCAGAACCGGAAGGTAAAGCATGTAACTTCCTGCACGCAGCGCACCGGGCATACCGCTGTGTCGGTCTTCACCCTTTCCGATCAGCACAACGCTTGCAGGACAGTGCTCGACATGAATTTGTGCTACGCCACGCATGCCAAAAACGGAAACACGCGTATTGCATGCAACGCAGAGGGGGGGGCGATAGGTCTCTATTTCCGAGACGAAATGAAACCTTTCCTCCTGCTCCAGAACATCTCCGATATGCAGACTCAAGGCATCACTCAGCACATATTCCATGGGCCGCGCCCACATGCGGGGCTTACGCATCTGAAAACCGGCATCGGCATCAAAGCACAGGAATGGACTACCTACCTGCACCTTCAGAGGTTTCAGGGGATCGAGAACACGGTAATGCCGCCCCCTAATGCCAAGGCGCCGTGCCACCCTGGCAAAGCCTGCTTCCACGCGTTCCTGCATGGTACGCATCGCTTTCCCTCCTGTTTTGGTTACATGACGATCGAGGCCTGATCCCGCAAATCCGGCCCAGGCATGATGCCCAGGAACCCGCACAGACGCCGACGCCACCAATCGAAAAGACGCATCCTTTCCGACAGCTCGCGCGTATTGCGCGTCCAGACAGACGCGACCTGCGTGTCCAGCGTTTCAGAAGCGCACAGAACAGCTCGTTCCATCTGACCTAGAGTCAAAAGGAAATAGCGCATTCTCTTGCGCTCAGCCTCCGCAAGCGTATTCAGACGCCATTCGAGCGTTCCCGTATTCCGGAAAAATCGCCATGAACTCTCACCGCTTGCTGCATCACCGAGCGCTGCATAGCCGCAGAAACGCCTGATCTCGGTTTTTTCTTCATCAGTCAGAACCGCGTCTGTCACCACTCCGCACTGGTCCCATCCATACTCTCTCACAAACCGGAACCGGCAGCATCCGTCCCAAGGCTTTCAATCACCACCCCACGCTTGAGATAGGCATTGGTCGCCGTTGGAATAATGGAGATATCAGCCGTTACATCCGTGGGTAATGCAAAGCCACCAATCCAGTACCATGACTGCGCGATAATCTGCTTCAGGCGATCGAGCGGCTCACGGGTAACCATAGCCACGCCATCAACCATTTCGATCAGGGCGCGATCAGCATCGGGAATATCGGAATGACCGACACAGGCGCAGTCTCCTTCAACCAGCGCACCCTGTCCAAGAAGCAAGGCACGATGAATGGGCCCACCGCCAAGAGACGCCTGCTGGGGTGCTTCCGTCGTCGGCACGAACCGCACACCCAGCAATTCGATAATCTGACCCGAGCAATATTCTTCCGAGCCATAAGCGCCGCGATAAAGATATTTGAAATCGGCATCTCGGAACAATGAAAGAAGCTGCAGGTCATCAAGATAACAATTATATGCTCCGTTGATCATGGGTACATTGTTTCGACGAAGCGACGCCACTCCAGCCAGTACATGCTGGATACCAAGCGTATCACCGTCTGCCATACGCAGATCAGCTGTACTGCGTTTGCCATTTGGTCTCAGAACGAGAGGAGCTGTGGAGGCCACAATTGCATTTCCCGCTGTCGCATCGGCAACCGAAGCCCCACCGGAAAGCTGCAACTGTCCTGAAATGCCGCCCGGAGCTGTCGAGACGTTCTTCTCGTCAGCTATCGCTCCAACAAGCGTATAGACCCCACTGCCAATAGTTATGGTCATACCGGAACTTGCGCTGACAGGCCTCACCAGACCAGAGGCAATCACAGATTGAAAGCCGCGTATATCATCCGCCGCAACCGTTGTGGTTTTTGCCGTTGCAGTGACCGTGACCCGGGTATTCCCCCCCAGATAACCGCCCACGCCTCCGGGCACCCCTCCGAACAATGCATTGCGCGCCAGACGATCTAGCGACTGCATGGCCTGATGACCATTGGTCTGTGCGTTGGCCAGAAACTGGGAAGCGATGCCAACACCCGTAGTGACCATATTCAGGTCAATCGTATCACCATACTGATTGATGCTGAGCGTATATTGCTCAACCGCCCAGCCACTTGGTGAGAGCCCATTGTCGAAATTCGTATTTCCGGACGGCAGCAGTGGTTCGGTCACTGGCGACTTGAGACTTTTGCGTGTCTTGGTCAATGTCTCACCGATCGCATTGGGAAAAATCTCGCGATCTGCAACCGCGCGGAAACCCAGGCGGGCATTCAGCCCCGTCTCGAATTCACGGGCCAGAAATCCTTGTTGGATAGCCGCACGCAGTTGCTCGGGAAAATTCTCGATACCCATTTTCGGTCCACTTCTGAATCGTTATTTTCAGATAATTCCTGCGAGAAACTGGCGCTTTCGCGCAGCATAATCCGCCTCAGTCAAAGAGCGCGCATCCTGTATCTGCGCAGGTGCCGGCTTCGGCACGACATTCCCCCGGCCAGCCTGATCAGCCAGAATTCGCGAATCATGAAACAGGTAACCGCGCGCCTCACGTATCTGCGCCATAGCCTGTTCCACGCCCGAAATATTGCCCTGTTCCGACCATCCAATGCTGGAACGATCCATCAATGCCATCACAGCATCGGGGTCGTGGGCACCAAGACGTATCGCCTCGGTGCGAAGGGCATTTTCCAGAATACTTGTCCGTGCAGCCTCTGTTATTCTAGCCAGCTCTTCCTGATGTGCCTGAATGAGAGATTCCCGTTCGGCCTTCAGTTCAGCAAGGGAATGACGAAGCGCGTCGATGTCATCTGACATATTCATTCTACCTCAAAGGGTTCTTGTCAGGCTGGTCTGGCGGACATTATTTTTTTCCATTCCGATGTTGAGTCCGAAAGGCCGACCGCACTGGCATAAAGTCGCGCTGCGGTCTCCTGACTCAACAAACCGGAACTCACGGCAGCCCCCAGCCCCTGCGCCATCGGCAAAAGCTCAGCTTCATCAGCTGTAAACCAGGCTGGCCAGTGAAGAGACAAACCAAGAGGATCAAGATCTCCATGATTTCGTCCTCCGATTGAAACTCCTCCAGGCAGGACCGAGGAAAACCGGCAAAGCATCCGGTAGAGCACCAGAATGCCACCATCACCGTAGGTCCCACGCAAACGATCAGCCATCCAGATCAGAGGCTGACACATCAACTCCATAGCCCGACCCGATTGAGGCGCTCCTAGACGGTCACCATGGGTTCGATTGCCATGAAGCTGCTCAAGCACAAGCTGACGCAGCTCGCGATAATGCGCCAAAACGGCAGCTGCTGCCGCGCCATTGATCTCAAGCAGTTTTGCGTCCCCTTCTGGCGGCAATGTCAATGCCGTGGCCGCTCCCCCCTGACGTGCCACACCTTCCAGGATATCAGGTGTTTTCAGCACGAGCGTCGGGTCAGAACCGTATTTGAGACCACGCCCAGCCTGAGAAAGCAGATAATCTGCTTCGATAACCGTATCGATCGCCTTCTCGAAACTGCATTCTCCATCCGGCTCCTTGTCGGAAGAGTCAGCCAGATTTTTGATCCAGACTATCGGCACAAAACCAAAGCCATGCACCCTTGATCGTTTCTCATCAAGAACAGAAGTACTTTCCTCCTCTGCGGGCTGTGGCACAAAGATTTCCAGTGTTGTGCGCGTCCAGCGTCGCTGCCACCAGAAACGTGACGCACGATGCTCAGGATCAACCGGATAGCCAGTGGCTTCGAGATCGAAACCCGTCACCATAAATCGCTCGGTAACGACTGAAAGCATTGCCTCATGATCCCATTCAGGAGTCAGATAAGCCGTTTCCAGAAGTGAAAGCTTTGGCGTATTGCCCAGTATCTCAACCAGTATAGCGACCGATCCGACAGAACCACGCGTGGCAGCCTGCATCATGAGTGCAGGCAATCCTGCCTCCAGAGCAAAACAGTTCATTGCTTCGGCAGTATGTACCTCAGAGGCAACCGCCAGAGGCCAGTGCGTATTACCGAATAAAAGAGAAACCGCCTCATCAATCACGGTGCGACACAGATTGGTGCGCACTGAAGGTCGTCTTTGCGAGAGCGGAATATATTCTCCCGATGGACTGCGCTCACTTCCAAAAGGATAAGGCAGCACGTCATATTGCGTACCATCGAGTACCTTCTGCAGTGCCAGCAACCGCCTCGTACGCGCAGATGCACCCGGCACAGCAGCATATTGCTTCTGCAACCCCAACCAGTCCATGCAAGCTCCTTTACCTTGAAAGGCTGAACCACCCCGGATCCTGCCAGCGCGCCTTTACCGGCTGCGGTTCGATCATCAATTCGCTAAGCGCCCAGATCAGCGCATCCGCCCTGTCAGGTGATGAAGCTCCGCCAAATCCCCGTACGGAGAACAAACAAAGCTGCGTTTCGAGTTCGACAAAGCGCCCGTGATGCACCACGCGTCCCTGTTCATAGAGTGCCGCAATCGGTTCGGCACGCACGGCTTTGCCGCGTGATGCCGTAACCATTTTCAATGAAACGGTCGGATCGACACTGCGCAACGTGGCTTCCACCAGAGCCCCACCGAAATTACGTTCGGCGACAACCCTGTCTGCCTGCCAGAGCGTCACGCTCTGCATGACGCGACGCGCCCATGCCATCGGCGTATCACGTACCGAACAATCATCAAGAACATGGCCGATCCCTTCATGATCAATTGCCGCCACCACAATGCCGATTTCATCCGCCTTGATATCGAAGGGACCAGATGCGCCTGAGGGATCAACTGCTACGACAATACGTCGCATTTGTGCGATCAGAGCCTCCCGGTCCTGATCCATAATCGCGCTTCGCCTCTTGAACATATCTACGCGCCATAAGGCGTCTTCGAGCACGGTCTGATATTCACCAAGCAGAAAGCGCCTGCGCTCTCGTTCAGGCAAAGCCTCAAGCTGCTGCATATAGGCATCGCTGAGATTGATCCGGTTCTGATCCGGATTCATCACCATTGAGGCATAAAGTGTCGGATCAGCATGATGCAGACCTGATCGTGGCTCCACACCATTCTCGAAAAGAGCATAAAGCCAATGGTCGGTCGTCGGCGGATTGGCGTCGATATATTCACGTACTGTCAAAGCACAACGCTGCGCCAGCCGTGTCAGCAGCATATTACGTGCGCTATAGCTGATCTGGCTTGCTTCGTTCAGATAGATCGTTGCGAATTCGAGACCAAGAATTTTTTCTGTTCGCACTGAATCATCAAGCCCTCCGAAAAGGATCGAAGACCCGTTTGAAAATACCACACGATTGCTTTGTCCGTCCCATTTGTAACGTATATGCGCAAAGCAGCATCGCATCACTTTAGGAAAAGTATCCTGAATGATGCTGGCCCTTAAAGCTATCTGACGATGCCGGAATACGCCATGACGTGATTGTGGCACTCTCAATGCCCTGATCACCAACGCCCTGATCAGGACAAAGGTCTTTCCTGATCGGGAACCGCCACGCAAAAAAATATGCCGAGCTTCTCCACCAAGGAGAGTGTTGGCCTGCTCCTGGGCAGGCGTCAGGGCAAACGCCGCGTCAGAGTTTCTCATCACTTTCGGTCAGGGAAAGACGTATCTCGCTCTCCTCGAAAATGCCACGCCCCTGGCAAAAACTTGCAGGACGATGAGCACGCAGCAACATACGTAAAAGCCCGTCGCTGTAACGCTTGCGCGTCATCGGTTTACCTTCTGGATCACAGATCACCCGCCCGGCGTAGAGTACGGGCTCCTCATACCCTTCAAGGGCCCTGCGACGTGCCTCGGCCTCCAGCATATCAGTCGCTTCTTCAAGCGCCAGTTTCCAGCGCTCACTGAAGAGGTGATTACCCCGACGCCAGTTGTAAACTGTCTTGCGATCCACTCCGGCTGCACGCGCAGCCTCGGAGACATTCCCTGCTTTTCTTAGATGATCAAGAAACAGAATCTTGAGAGCTTCACCCCGAGGGCGGTCTCGTTTTCCACGCCTGTTTTCCATTTCGGCTCCAGTCTATTATCGTGGAGACGCCAATCGGTCTCTGAAATTTCGTTTTCCGCTGAAACTGTCCCTAAGCCGCCTCATCTTGTCCCGGATCTGTCGCTCTGTCTTATCTCCCGGATAATCTTCTGCATGACCCGCTTCATGAACGCAGGCTGTACGATCCCGATACGGGTCAGACATTCCTGTCGCTTGCGGAACGGAATTGCCCGGAGCCGTACTTCAGGATACGGCAGATTGGTCTCGACCAGATCACCCCAACCCAGTTCAATATCTGCGCGATGTCTGATCTCGGAACCAGCTATGAACGGACACAAAACAGCATCGCCGGACAGCATTTTCACAACGAGATGAAAATTTCTCTGACTCGATACGACGTCTCCGACAAAAATGTCGGCCACGCCTGAATTCCATTTTTATTTTAGTATATGATAATAATACATTATATATATTCTATATTCAAGCCCTATTTTGATAATATTCACTCAATCGCTCGAGGGCCAGAGCACATTGTGCCGCGACCTTTGTACGTGCCTGAGCCCGTGCACCAACAGGAAAAATCATGCGCGCCATATCCGGGAAACTCATTTCTCTTGCGAGCATCATTTCGATACGGGCATACAGACTCGGTCCCAGCACCTCTCTGACCTGACGCAATCTCCGGGCGCATTTACCTCGACCCAGCATCCACGTATGCACATCACCCTTTTCATGACTGCATGTCAGATCCGTCGCCTCGACTATGCCCAGTTCTGCATAGTCATATTCGGCCCGCCAGCGCTGGGCTGCTGCCATCTCATCATCGCCGATATCACCGGCCTCATAAAGCCAGGTAGCGGTAGACAGAACCTTCAGCGCCTTTCCATGTTTGCGAAAGCGACTTCGTTTCATTCGTTCCGCTGTTGGCAGACAAGCCCCAGCTTCTCTGTCTGAAACATTCGCTTCATCTGTGCTCACTTTCGAACGCATATGACAGATCACCCGCTTCACGACAGCCTCCCTCCCCCCGATGCAGACGACGCCCGTCGAAATTCTCTCCGGGCCCCGGTGCATAATGCGCTACCAATGCCCAGCCCCCTGAACGGCAGCGAGATAGCTGGGCGGATCATCCCTGCCCCAAAGTGCACCCCATGAAACCGGATGCCCTGCAGGCAGCGCGCCAGACTCATCACGCTCGTCCGGTCCTTCGCTTTTCCCGACAGGAAAAGGCCGGGGAGCCGTCTCGTCCAGTAACGCCAGAGCCCGGACCAGCGCCTCTCCTGTTGCTGAGCACCTTCCACTTTCTTGTACAATTCTCAT